GATTGCTTCGATACCCATGATTTTAAGTTTAGGTTCAGTATATTGTACACCTTCAGAATTATGTACATTTAGAATGTATCGTTTCTTTGCAGTCCAGATACCACGATCTGCAATTACTTCGCGTTCCATAACCATACGATTTACATATGCGTTCTTCTCAGTCGCTAGTTCATCATATGCTTTATTCAATGCTTTTGTAAAATGATCATTACATATTGTATCAAGAGTTTTAACGACGTCTTTCGGTTTAAGCTTATTAACAAGCGGACCAAAGTTAACATATAATGAATCAGTATCAATAGCAATAACATAATCTTTATCTGTTTTCATTACCTTATTCATCTCTGAATTCATAGCTTTTTCTGCGGTTAGAATAGATAATTGGCCAGATATAGTAATAGCTTCGGCTACAGACTGATTAAAATAACGAAAGTACTTATTGCCGAGTGCACCATAAAGAGAGTTGAGTAAGATCTTAATTGCCATCTGTCTGTTCTCAAGACGGTTGATTTCGCGTTCATTTTCTTTGGTCATATTGCCTTGAGACTTTTGTATAGCTTTAAGCATATCTTTCTTAATCGCTTTACGTTCATCAGAATAACTGATAATAATACGTGGCAACATACCTTGAAACTTCTTCGTAAATGCAGCACCATTCGCAGCAACACATACATCGCCCTGAGTACTATTTAAAAGAGTTTCAGGTGACATATTATATTGTACAATGAGATTTGGGTATAGACTATTTAAATCAAATGATACAACCCAATCATGTGATCCTACATGTGGATCTTTTACATAACCACCTGGATATGGACCTTTGAATTTGTCTTCATTTGGAGGTATCGCAATCTTCTGTTTATTTAACTCACGATATATAATCGAATCCCATATTGCAGTCGTACCCATTACATCTGTATAGTTAACACCAGCTTTATATGCCATTGTCATAACAAGTTCAATAAGGCCCATCTTCTCATCTATACGCTCAACTAACTGCACATCTTTGATGTTATAGTCGATAAACTTTTGATGATCATCTTTATATAATCTATGTAGATTACCATGTTCTTCGTATGATAGTTTCTTTTCACCTACAACAACATATGCAATATGATCGAGTCTATAAGACTCTTGCGGGCCATATGAATAACCGAGCTTCTTGAATGTTTGTAAATAGTCAATGATTTGTATACCATATATCTCATAATAGTTTTGAGATCCACCAATTAAGGCTTTGACCGTGCCGTCACGTAACCAGTTCCATGGAGATAGTTTCTTTGCTGCAGAAAACTCACCAAGTTTGCCGATACGATTAATGATATATGGCATATCAAAGAACCGAACATTCCAACCAGTAATAACGTCAGGGTAATCACTTGTCCAGAATTTAAGGAAACTAACCAGCAAAGCTTCTTCACTATTGCATTTTCTGTATTGAATAAGCGGACCATTTAGATCTACGTTATAGTCGCCTAATCCCCATACATGATATACATCACTCTTACTGCTCTTCAGAGCAATAGAAATGATAGGATAGTCTGCTTGATCAGGATGTGGGAAACCTTCGTCAGATGCAACTTCGATATCAAGGTTCACAATATTAATCATTCGTTTTTTAAATGTTATATCTTGTGGGAATTTGTCTGTAATGAACTGTTGTACAAACCGTTCGTTACCATATATCTTAGTACCATCAGTATTCTTCATTCTATCATAGAAATCTTTTGCAGATTTCATATCATCGAATTGCATAGGTTCTACAGGAGTACCATCAAGTGTTGTCCATTCAGACTTTGTATTCCTTGTAGGAGCATAGAATGTAGGTTGAAACTTGTATTTGTGTTGTATTTGAACGCCATGATCATTATATCCTCGATAGAGAATAGAATTACCTAGCTTTACAACTGATGTATAAAAACTCATATAATCTCCTGTGATAATATTATTATATCACAGTTTAGTATATATGTAAACACTTATTTGCGATTATGGTAAAATAAATGATGGCAGGCCATGATAGCCTACCATCTATTTTTACTTATGAATATCAAACACTCTTTGTCTGATATCGCAGCGACTTACTCCGATATCTCTTAGTTGTGTATCATTCATAGATCTTAGCACATAATATGAAGCTCTACGTTCTTGATTGACAAGATGTTGGGCCCACATTTTTTTAGCTATTTCACTTACGGCGCTCATTAAGCTGTTGCCGTGTGTCAGTATATTTTGCATTTTGGTTATCCTCGTTTTGACCAATTGTGATTTTACGAGGACGCATTTCTTCTGGGATGACGATCTTCAAATCAATCGCTAGAACTCCATCCACTAGATCTGCTCCGTGTACTTCTACATATTCTGACAGCCTAAAGGTGCGTTTGAACTTCTTCGTGGATATACCACGATGTATGTATTCGCGACCTTTGCTTGGGTGTTCCCCTTTAACCGTTAATGTCCGTTCTTTGATATCAACTTCTAATTCATCTTGACTAAAACCTGCCACAGCAAGTTCGATAAGATATTGATTCTCATCTATCTTTAGTATATTGTGTGGAGGATAGTGATCATTGGCGTGTCTTGTGGTATGATCCAATTCTTTAAATAAATGGTCAAAACCAACAAATGATGATCGGGGAAAGATTGCGTGTATGCCTGTCATGTGTTATCTCCTTTATAAGCAAGCAAGATTAATGACGCCAGATTATTCTGCACGTCGCTGGTATTTATACAAACAAAATAGTTTACTATGTATTTTGTCTAGTATTTCCTATATTATATTTGGGACATAGTTCCCATTGATCTTTCTCTTTAAACGGAATAATTTTAATCTGTCTGAGCGGAGCACAACTTAACGGCTCTCGTTTGACCAACGCTATCAGACCCCAATCGCTTAGTAGTGTAGCAATCGTATTACGTCTTTCGAGATCATTTAACTCAAAGTTAGATTTCTTTCCATCTAATAAGAATAATTCTTTAAAATGTACAATGAAATATCGACCTTGTTTATGTAATATATGACAAGATTGAAATAGTTTTTTATCTCTTCTGGAAGCAACACCTATACGTGTAAGTGTTTCTCTGACCTTTAGAAAGTCATCTGGTTCATTTAGAGTAATCTCAAGCATCGTAGCTGGAGTCCACTCTACATCATTTTTTTCTTCCTGTTCCACCTTTGTTCACCTTTATCTTTAACTCTGAGATCTGAGAAGATGTAAGTAGGGGGAGAACTTGGCGAGCCTTTTCGTTGCTATAGCCATAATATTCTTTAACCACGTCGATATCATTTTCTAGTTCAGGTTTGTTCCATTTCGAAAAGCGCTTTCGCTTCCTGACTATATTTATAAGAAACGAGTATTGTAACTTATTATCCAGGTGGTGGTGCATATTCATCTCATTTGCCATGAGAACAGTATCATTAAAGTATGACAAGGATCTATTGATCATAAACGGAGCATAACCCTTTTCAGCTATGTCGTCGACCATTAGATCCTTTTTAGTCATATTGATTGAGTTTACATACTCAAACGGATTCATACTTTAATTAACTTTTGCTGCATCAAAAGCTGCACTTGCAGCAGCACCAGTCAATGGTGCCTCGATGGACTCTAAGGCTTCTGTAGGTGTTTCTACAGGCGCTTTAGGTTCTGCTGGCTTCAAACTATTGATTAAACCTGCGGTAAAGGCTTTTGTCGCAACTTGACATTGATCTAGTGCAAAACGAGTACTTTCAGTTTTTTGCTGTAGATCTTTGAGCTGTCGTATCATGTATTGTTGCTCTGGTGTCATATCTTCAACAATATGCTGCACACCATTAATTGTCATAGTTTCTTTGGTTTTAGCTGTTTCTTCAGTCATTACTCTTATCCTTCATTTCTATTAGAGTTGTATTTATACAGCCACATTGGCCATTTGTTCAGATAGCATATCTTTTGTAAGATACACTGAGTCGCCTTTTAACATATCATTTCCGGCATAATATAGTTGAGGAACAGTCTTATGTCCTTGTTCTCTTAAAAATTGTTTAGCTTCTGCATTATACGTTATATTCTTTTCAGTGTAAGAGTGACCCCATTCATTAAGGTGATTCTTGAGAAGAACACAATATCCACATCGATCTTGAGTATATAATACTAATAATGCAGCTCTATCTTTTATTTTCATTACTTAAACTCCACGTTTGACATTATCTCAGTCATACATGCAACTATGTTTAGCTCATGATCAGCAACAAATGCATTCTTATATTGATAATCAGCCAATATAAGCACAAGTTGTGGTATACTAGTAGGTTGTACAGTATCAATCATGCGATCATATATACCACGAAATATAGCAGCTGCATCTACATC